ACGGAGCAGCCACGCCCGCCCGTCTTGAAGCGCAGAGAGGAGCGCCGGGAGGTTGTTCTCGAACCGTGCCCGCGCGATCCGCTCCTGGATCACGTCGGGGAGCGTCGAGTAGTCCTTCTGGCGGGCGTTCGCCTTCTTCGTCCGCCGCCGTGTCCGCAGCGACTTCAGCGAGTTCTGGACGGTGATGCGCCTCACACGGAGCGACTCGCGTTCCGACTTCGTCAGGTCGCCCCGCTTCAACTGGCCCGAAATCCACTGGAGCTCGTCGCCCTTCGCGGCGATGTCGTCGTCGAGCGTCGACGTGCCTCGCGCTCGAGCCTCGGCCTCCCGGATGGAGCCGGGGAGATGCGGTGCCCGGTGCGGCCTTTTCTTTCCTGGCCCCTTCCCGCCGGCGAACCCGAACAGCTCCTTGAACACCTGCGGGCCACCCATCGCGTCCTGCTGGGCGCGGTTGAGGACGACCTCGCCGGGGGTCAGGAGCGCAGGGATTGAATCGGCGCCGCGCTGTGCGCCAGGTAGCATCGGGACTCGACCGCCGCCGGCTCGGTGAAGCGGTACGCCGGGGATAACCTGGATGCCGCTGGCGATCTTCGACCAGGAGAGGCCGCCGGGTAGCTTCGGCAGGTTGACGTGGAAGCTGAAGATGACGTTGATGATCTTCCCGGCCAGGTTCGCGAGGAAGTTCGTGAGGCGGTGCACCCAGTCGGCGGCCTTCTGGACGGCGCCGATGAACGCGATGACCGAGCTGATCTTGAACGCGGCCTTGATCCAGCCGGGCACCGTGCCGAGGATGCGTCGCAGGTCGCCGAGCGTCGCCTTGATGCCCGCCACTAGAACCTGGCCCGCGATCCGGCCCACCACCTGTACAGCCTTCGGGAGCCGCTCGAACGGGGCGAGCAGAATCTTCCCCAGAGCTGAGAGCCTGTCGGAGATGCGTGCAAGGAGCAGCACGCCCGCCCGCTCGCCGACCTTGCCGAGGCCGCGCAGGAGGACGATCGACGCGATGCTGACCGCGAGTTGCCAGTGGCGAATCCAGAACGCCGGATCGAACAGCGTCGACACCATCTTCAGGGCAAGGACAGCGCCGAGCTCGGCGAACTGCTGAGAGTGCGCGGTGAGCAACGCGACGAACCTGTTGATCGCCTCGTCGGTGATGGTCAGGCCGGAACTGATCCCGGCTCCGATCCGCTTGCCGATCGCGCCCCAGTCGAGCCCCTGCAGCTTCTGGAGGAGACCGTCGTGGAAGATGGTCAGGAACCCGGTCGCACCGGCGGCGATCGTTTCCTTGGACCCGAACAGCGCACCCTGGAGAGCCGTGCGGACCGTGTTCGCGAAGTCCTTCACGCCTGTCGCTGCGATCTGGAACTTCGCTCTGAAGTCCGAGGCGTCGGCGATCTTGCCGAGCCAGGTGAACAGATCGTGTAGCGGAGGGATCGCCTTCGCGACGATGTCGGCCCCGAAGTTCTTCAGTGACTCGCGGAGGATCACGAGCTGGCCGGGGAGCGTCTTACCTGCCGCCTCCGCCGACCCGCCGAACTCGGCCGTGAGCTCCTTCAGGATCAGCTTCTGCGCCTCGATCGTGTGGCCGCTCTCGACGAGCTTCTTGATGACCTCTTCTTGCCCCTTCGTGAACTGCACACCGACACGCCGGAGGGCGGTGATGCCGCGGATCGGATCGTTCAACGCCTTGCCGAGGCGGATCATCGTCGTCTTCAGGTTGCCGCCCTCGAAGCCGGCGCCTTCCATCGCCTTCGACATGTCGAGACCAGCGACGGTCGCCTGGTCGAAGATGTCGTTGCCCTTGCCGACCTCGTTCCTGATCCCACGGAACGTGAGCAGCATGTTCTCGCCGCCCTGGATGACCTCGTCGTCAATTCCCGTCTTCTTCAGCAGCGAGTTCGAGAGTTCTGTGACGTGCTTGGCGGTGACGTGCGCGACGCCGCCCGTCGACTTGATGACCGCGGCCGTCTGCGCCGAAGCTGCTTGGGCCTGCTCGAACTCCTTGACGGACGAGTGAAGGGCGAGGCCGAGGCCGACGATGCCTGCTCCGACCCCGACGCCGATGGCGATCTTGGCGGTCCGGCCGAGCGTGCTCAGGCTCCGGCCGAGGCCCGTCGACGACTTCCCGGCGCGCCCGAAGGCACGCTCCAGACTCCTGGAGTCGCCGGTGATCTCGATCTCGATCTTGCGAGCCATCGGCGTCCTCCGCTAAATAGGTCTAGGCTGTGCGGTCATGGAGCAGAAAACAGAAGACCTGATCGTCGCCCGCGGCGGCCGAATCCTCGGCTACTTCTTCACGGTCGCGTTCATCATCGGCTTCCTGTACTTCTTCACGGTCGGCCTACGCGTCCTGTTCTAGCCCTCCTGGGCTTTCACCCACTTGTCGCGGAACTCGACGCCGGCGTCGTACTCGTGAACCTGTAGACGGCCCATCTCCCAGGGCTTCCAGCCGAACAGGTGATTCAGGTCGGGACTCCAGAAGTCCCGGAGGTCGTCCTCTCCGAGCTCGAATCCTCGAGACTGGCGTCTTCGTGCTTCTCGCCGGGCGCGGACGTCCCGTTCGCCTGGCGTGAGGTAGGAGGGCGATCCTTCATCGCCTCCCGGATCGCGTCGGCGACGGACTTCATCAGGTCGACCATGTTCGTCCCCGCGACCGCCGCCGCCGGGAACTCCTTCTCCGCGCGCACGTAGGACACGCGGAGCACGGCCAGCCACGCGTCCGGGTCCATCAGCATCAGATTCTCCTCGATCGTGACGGGCGCCATGCCTTCGCTGACGGTCTTCGCCAGCTTCGCCTCGTCCGACGTCCAGCCGTCACCGGGCAGCACCAGCTTGATCCGGTCGTCCGCGATCGTCACGTAAATCTCGGCTTCGTTCACAGTGTTCCTCCGATTCCTAGTCCGTTCTCGGCGGTGATCCGCTCGAGCCAGTCTTCGACGCCCTTCTCGACGATCGGGCGCGCCTCCTCGGCGCCAGGGATGAACGCGAGCCTGTACTGGATCGACCCGAAGTCCGCTCGCGTCCCCGTCTTCTTTCCTCGCGACTGACGCACAACGGCTCCGCCCCGGCGCGAGCCAGGACGGATCCCGGCCAGCGTCGGAGCGGAGAAGTTATGCCCTGCCGCTTCCCTGCGAATGAGGTCGGCGGCGGGCTCAGCGAGTTTTCGTACTTCGGCCTGCAGCTCCCGCTGGAGCGACTTCGACAGCTTGCCGAAGTCGCGGTTCAGCTCCTTCAGCCCGCGGACATGGACCGCGGTCGGGAAGAGGCTCACGCTAGGCCGTTGGGTACGTTACGCCGGCCTGGGAAGCGTTCGAGAACTCAGCGGTGATCTTCGACGCCTCCCCGATGCCTCCCGCGAGGAAGTTGTAGTTGAACAGCAGGGCGGACATCACCGCCGCCGGGTTCGTCGCCGACCGGGCCGCACTTGTCGGCCTCACCTCGATCGTGACGGGCGTCGTCGAACCGATGAGCGGCTGCAGTGTCGCGTGCGTCTTGGCCGCGGCGAAGTCCTGGAACATCTCGATCGAGATCGAGGCGTCACCGAGTCCCTTCGTCACGACCTTCGACGTCGCCCCGAACGCGGTGATGTCGACCACGTCCCTGGTGTCGTTGACCGTCACCGAGTCGGCGTGGTCGCTGAGGGTGACGCCGTTGATGATCACCATTGCGTCGACGATCGTGAAGATTGCCATGCTCTAGTCCCCCTTCTTCTTTCGTGTCTTGGGAGCAGGCTTCTTCTCGACCCGCTCGATGTGTCCGCCCTCGATCAGGAGGGCTTCCCTGCCCAGCGGGATCGCCGCCTCGAACTCTTCGCCCTGCGCGTGCCCGTCGACCTCGCTCGATCCGGCCACCTTGTACTTCGACGGCTGGAGCTCGAGCAGGCCGCTCTCGAGGTTCGCGCGCTCCTCGTCCTCGGTGAACTCCTTCTCGAACGTCTCGCCCTGCCCGTAGGAGCCGTCCTCGGTGTGCACGCGAAGCGGTAGGAGGACCTTGTAGCTCCTCATGGCTGGTTGATCTTGAAAGCGCCGGACGTGACCGACGTCGTGAACGAATGCGTCACCGTCGCCAAGCCCGTGGTCGGGTCGGCGAAGAACTGCGACGGTAGCGGCCCAATCATCCGTTCCTGCGCGTTCGTCACCGACACGGAGTTGTCGGAGATGACGAGGCCGGGCGGGTCGCCTCCGACGACGGCGATCACGCAGGTATCGGGCGAGCCGCCGGCGTTCTTGACGTGTAGGAACGTGGTGCCCGCGTCGACCGGGAACGTGTCCGAGCCGGTGACGGCGGTGTAGGCCGGGGTGAGCCCCGTCCTCACGATGGTCTGGATCGCGAGTAGCGTCATGCTTCCTCCTGTGGTTAGCCGTGCGCCGTTACTTCGACCCGGAACTCGGCGCCAAGTGCCGGAGGTCGTCCCTCGAGCGTGTACACCTGCTCCCCTTCCGTCCCCACGACTCGGAGGTCGGAGCAGGCACCGCCGAGCGTCTTGTCGGTCTCTATCGCGGCCTTCACCGAGCGCGCGCCGCTTCCGGCCATGTACGGGTCGAGGTTCACGACCGCGCTGATGTCGGACACGGCGGCGACGAGCACCCTCACCATGAAGACGAGGTTGTCGAGGCCACGGCCGAACGATGTGTCGAAGTCGGTCGGGCCTGCGAAGACGACGGCACAGGGAGGGGTCGGGTTCGAGAGGACGTACGCGGAGACCTGGATGTCGGGGATGGTGGAAAGGTTCGCGGCGAGGCCGGTGCGGATCGCTGCCAGGTCGGCCATCAGGCGAGGATCTGCGGCTTGCAGTACGGGCCGAGCGACATCTCCACCTCGGGCATGTACCGGCTCACCCGGATCGCGGCACCGTCCATGCCGAGGCTCGCGACCCCGAACGGCGCCTCACGCATGATCTTCAGGACGCGTGCGGCGATCTGCGCCGTCGCTGCCTTCACGCCGGCGGGCGGTGCCGTCCAGCCGAACTGGCCCGTCACCTGCACCGAGCGGGGGTAGCCGGAGAAGTAGTAGGTCGAGCGGGGGTGGCGCCTGATCGTCGTCCACGGGAACCCGTCCGCCGGGGCGTTCAACGGCTCGAGGACAAAGTGCGTGTTCTGCGTCCACGTCTGCTCGAACGTCCCGTCCCCGTCGTAGTCCACGAGGACCGATGTGAGCGTGACGAGATCGTCGATCGGGACCGTCTCGCAGGAGTGCGGGCTGTACGTGCGGACCTGGTTCGCGTTGATGTCCAGGAAGAAGCGGCGGTTCGTCATATCGTCGACCGCGCGAGAAGCGGCTTGAAGGGCGGTCTGGATGTCCTGGTCGGCGTACGTCTGCCCGGTCAGGCTGAGCGACGTCTTGAACTCCTCGAGCTCCATGTAGAGGTTCGCGCCGGGGACGTGGTCGTAAATCTCCAGCTCGAACTCGGGCGTGACCTGCGTCTTCGTCGACGGGAGCGTGACCTCCCACCAGCAGACGTAGATGCCGACCGTGTCGACATCGATCGACGCCCAGTCGTACCGGACGGTTCCCGCGGAGGCGAGAACGACCACGGCGGCCGTGTTCACCTTCAGCGTCGACGAGTTCGCGAGCCGCATCTTGAACTTGACCGTCGACCCGGTCAGGTCGAAGGCGACGTTGTTCACCTTGATCGTGTCGGTGATCGAGGGCGAACGGTCGCCCTTCGGATGGCGGATGACGCTCAAGAGTCGAATCGTCCTTCCGTCGGGTTTGAGCCAGTGGATCCGCTTGGGCCGGAGCCGAACTCGCTCTCGTCCGGCGCGGAGCTGGAGGCGCCGCCTGGCGTGTCGGTGTATCCGGGCTCGGAGGGTGAGGAGCGGAAGTAGGAGACGATCTGGACGGCCCCGGCGATGATCGCGTTCGCGACGAGCGACGCAGTTACGACGACGGTCGCGCTCAGCCGCTTCGCGATCTGCTTCGTCATCGTCGCGCTGACGGCGACGGTCGCGCTCAAGGTCGTGTTCACCTGCCGCCGCATCGTCGCCGTGACGACCACCGCGGTCGCGGTCATCGCGACGAGCTTCACCTTGATCGTGCTGAGAGACGCCGTGACAGCGACTGCCGTCGCGGTGAGGGTTTTGTTCACCTGCTTCGTCAGAGAGGCAGAGACGGCGACTGACGTGGCCGTGAGTGCCTTCCCGACGCTCCGGGTCATCGTGGCTGTCACCACGACGGCCGTGGCGGTCATCGCTAGCAGCTTCACCTTGATCGTCGCGAGCGATGCGGTCACGACGACGCTGGTTGCCGTCAGAATCTTGTTGACCTGCTTGACGATCGACCCGGTCACCACGACCGCGGTCGCGGTCAGCGGCTTGTTCACCTGCTTCACCATCGACGCCGTCACAACGACAGCGGTGGCGGTCATCGTCAGAAGCTTGACCTTCACCATCGCCATCGACGCGGTGACGCCGACCGCGGTGGCGGTGAGGAGCTTGCCGACCTGTTTCAGCATGGACGCGGTGACGGCCACGCTCGTCGCGGTCATCAGCTTCCCGACCGACTTCAGCATCGAGGCCGTGACCCCGACTGCTGTGGCCGTGACCTGCTTGCCGACCTGCTTCTGCATCGAGGCCGTCACGACCACAGAGGTCGCGGTCATCGGCTGAGCGATAGTCGCCGCCGAAGGCACACTCGACGGGATCTGCGGGAACCCGAGAAAAGGCGTCCCGATCTTCGAGAACATCCGGAGACGCGGAAGCAACGGACGCGCCACATACGGGACGGCACCGAGGGACGCGGCCGGCAGGAGCTCGAGCGCAGTAGACACGAACACGTCAGCACCGAACGAGCTCGTCAACGTCCGGGAGGTGGAGCCGGTGACGCCCTGCATGTCCTCGTACCCGGCGCCGAGCATCACGAACAGGGTCGACTCCATCACGTTCTCCTGCATGACGAAGTTGCCGCCCGGCCCCGAGTACGTCCCGCCCGGAGTCGACACGTCGTTCTCGGAGGAACACACGATCCACGCGCCAGGGCTCGTCACCGTGATCGGCCCGCAAACCTGGGTTGCCGAGCTCGCGCCCGACGCCGAAGTCGAAGCGCCTATAGGGGTCGTGTTGTCGACGCCCCGGAACGCAAGGCAGCACCACGCCCCGGTCTCCGTGCCGCCGCTCGTGATCGACCAGGAAGCACCGTCCCCGGAGATCACCCGCCGTGCTACCCAGCTACCCGAGTCGAGCCCGGTCTCGTCTACCTGGAACAACTGCGTCCAGGACGCGTTCGACATGGACGCGATGTCGTCGGAGGCGCAGGCGAACAGGATGCACACGTCCCCGTCGACAACCCCGGCCGGCTTCGTAACCGTGAACGAGGTCACTCCGACGAATGTCCCGTTCGTGGAGGCGACGAACGAGATCGCCACTACGGCCTACGTCTGGGAAGCTACGAGGAGATCGTGAACCGTGACTGCCTCGGCGGTCGACCCCGACCGCTTCATGTCGATATGGATCGTCCCTGCCAGTGTCGTGTCCACGTTCACCGCGGCAGGCGTCGCGGCCGGGAGGAACATCGGGTTACCCGGCGACGTGATGAGAGCGCCGGTGCCGTCCGCCTGGAACATCCCCATCGCGAACAGCGGAGCCGCGGTCGGGACGAACGTCGACGCATCACCTCGAGCCTCGATGAAGCACTTGAACCACCAGGAGATAGCCGTCTTGGACGCCGTGAACGCCGTCGCTGCTGATGTGGCAAGAATCGTGCCGCCCGCATCCGTCGGTGTGCCGGTCTGGTGGCGGATCTCGATCGTCACGTTCCCCGGCGTCGCGCCCGTCGTCATCTGCCCGTCCAGGTCCAGCTTCCACCGTCGACCGGGCTTCTC